ACGGTTACAAAGACATTACCACCGCTGCCACCGATTAGGGTACCGGGTCCGACCGTGTTTGTCCCTGGCCCTACACGTACCGTTACGAGCGCTCCACGGCACCTTCCAGGGCCGACCATCTACGTTCCGGGTCCGACCAAGACTGTTTATTCTCCGGGCGTTAAAACGACGCTCAGAGGCCCACAGCCTACCATGCTGCCGAGCCCAGCGGTCACCACGACCAAGTTCATTGAGAACACAGTCACAGAAACTCAAACTGCCTCTAGACGCGGCGGTACACAGTCTGGTACTATTAGGCCAGACGGACACAGTTTTATTAGTCTACCTCCGGTGACGCTGAGCGCACCCGAGGCTGTTGGTGTTGGAGTCGTGAGCCTGCTAGCCCTAGTGGGACTCATCATGATTGCTATGTACGGCGGGTACGCCATTGGGTACAAAGACAAGGAAAAGAAAGACACCAACTTTATGAGGGCACTACTTGACACCGTAAAGAGTCAAGGCAAACACAGTTAGGAAATAAATGGGTGTAGCAATGAAGTGGGGGTTTGTAGGAGACCTACAGATTCCCTACCACAACAAGCGCGCCGTGAGTCTATTCTTTAAGGTTATGAAGTCATGGAAGCCGGATGCGATTGACATTCTGGGAGACATTGACGACCAGTTGGAGTATTCCACTTTCTCGGATGGAACTACAGATGAGTTCTTTAACCAACTGGCAAAGAACCAGAAGGAAAACGAAAAGGCTATTCTGGCATACGAGAAGGAAATGGCTAAGCAGGACCCGACGATGGCGTATTCCACGCCGCTACCGGAACCTGCACCGGTCAACCCTCTTCCCTTTGTTAAGGCAAATGCTCAGGGAGCGAATCAGTTCTACACAGACCTGCGTGCGCAGCACAAGGATGCTGACATTCACGCGAGCCTGGGTAACCATGACATTCGCATTTTCAAGTACATGAACAAGAAGGCTCCGGACTACATTGAGGAAATCACTCCGAACATGCTCTGGGGATTGGATGACCTGGGTATCACTTGGAGGCTGTACGAACTACCGCCGCTAGAGCGATTCGCCGGTATCCATGTGCATCACGGAGCAACAACCTCTTCCACCGGACTTGCGGTTAAGGGTGACATTGAGACTTATAACATTTCGTTGGCACGTGGACACGACCACCGAGGCGGTGTAGTCTATAAGTCATACCCGATGACCAACCAGACCCTTGTCGGTCTAGGTGCAGGACATTTGTGTGACCCGAGCCAGTATGGTCTAAGGTACACAATCAACCCGTCCTGGGAGTTGGGTTTCGGTATTGGTTACGTTGTTGATAACGTAGCAACACTACAGTTTGTGCCAATCACTCCGGACTACAAGTGCGTAGTGGACGGTAAAGTATTCCAGGGCTGACCTAGGAATGCACCCCTGCTATAATGGGTATATCCCAGGGGCAAGGGAGGTAAGAATTTTGAGAAAGTACACAAAGGCTATTACTCAGGTAGTGGTCACCATCCTAGTTGCTCTAGCAGCAGCATGGACCGGTGGCGTCACTCCTGTCGAGTGGGTTAACGTTGCAATCGTCGGTATTACCGCATTGAACGTTTTCGCAGCACCAAACGTACCTGGCGCAGCATACACTAAGGGTATTCTGTCAGCAGCAGGCGCGGGACTGGTTGTGTTGGCATCTGCCATCACAGGCGGTGGTGTGACCTTCCCAGAGTTGGTGCAGATTCTAGTTGCAGCAGCGGGAGCGGTAGGAGTATTCGCACTACCTAATAAGCCAGAACTAGGAGTTATTAGATGAAGTGCCGTAAGTGTACAGGAAGGGTGTTCTTAGACCGAGTGTTCTCGGACAACAAGAACTTTGAGACTTCCTGTATCCTATGTGGAGACAGAAGATTTATCAGTAAGGAGACTGAGTTCGGCCAATGGCTAGCGAAGAGAGAACAGGCAAGAATGAACGCCGGAAGTCTCGCAAGTTAACTTACTTCTATCTTAACGGATTGCTCCACAGGTCGCTCCACATTAATCGTGGAACCGACACAATTACAACGTGGTGCTACCCGGAACATCGCCGGGTAGCATACACGTACTCTGATGTGCTTAGGCGCAGAGAGTTTGCGTTTACAACGTCTGAGGTCGGAAAGATGCTCAGCCGTGGACGAACCACCATTGAAGGTGCTATCATTCGTGGAGACATTGAGGCTCCACAGTACACCTATGGCTTGAACGAGAATAAGAAAAAGTTCAAGTACATGTGGTCGGAAAAGGATATCCTGGGGCTGCATGCCTTCCTCTCAACGCAGCACAGGGGGCGTCCCCGAAAGGACGGACTGATTACCCCGCAGAGGCTACCGAGCGCACGAGAGGTTAGAGCGATGTGCCGTCAGCAAGAGATTGTTTACGTGAAGCGTGATGGGCAATTCATCCCCACGTTCCACGCCGAGAATATGTAAGGAGGTAGAGAATGGCTACCAGATTCACCTATGGACTAAAGTACACCCGCAACCTGGGCAACTTTGAGAACGTTACACCATACTTTGAGATTTCTGATGACCTACGCGATGGCGAGTCTTTTGACTCCCTGATTGGCAGGGTTACCGGTAAGGTCGAGAGGCTAATGGAAGACAAGATTGCAGAGATTGACGAGGATGCGAAGTAATGCCTAAGCCGACAGTACAACAGTGTCACGCCATGACCTCATACTACGAGAAGAAGTTTACCGAGAAGTATGGCGTCAAGCCGGTAGTGAACAGACACTCTGCCCGATGGGGATTTGATTCTGTCCTTATGGGCATGTCTCCACAGGAGACGAAAGAGGTAATTGACTATTACCTAACCACGATGAGCACCGTCCGTCACAGTCTACAGTGGTTCTTTTACAACTATGAGAAGTTGATTGAAGGAAAGAACGACTTGCAGGTAGACCGTGAGCGTAGGGCACGTCAGCGCAAGGAATCCGAAGAACGAGCAAGGGAGTGGAGAGAAAGAGTTGGCAACCAAGGAATTGCAAACGATTAATTCCGTACTAAAGAACAAGGACATTTCTGTCCTGTACGGAGAGTCGGTAGACGACTTGTTCAAGGCGGGTGGATACGGAGACGTGTGGGAGTCGATTAAGACCTACCACAGCAAGTTCCACTCCATCCCCGACATTGAGGTAATGCAGGAGCGTTTCCCAGACCTAGAAGATGTTCCGGTCAAGGGCGAGACTGCATACTACTTGGAGTCTCTAAAGGAAGAGTTCATCCGTAACAAGATTGAGCGCATTCTCTTGCAGGCATCCAAGGAACTAGAAATTGACGCCGCTCCACGCCTTTTGGGTAACATGCAGGAAGCCCTGTCTAAGTTGAACAGGTTTAGCAGTTCCGCAAAAGACTTGGACGTTATGGATTTCGATGACGCTGAGAGGCACTACAATGAAGTTAGAGAACGTGCAGAGGCAATGGGCGGTACTCCGGGTATCCCGACCGGTATCTCATTTATTGATTCTGCTTACACTAGTGGTCTTGCTGGTGGCGACCTTGTAGTTGTGCTAGGATGGACCGGTAGGGCTAAGTCACAGTTCACAACTCTAGTTTGTTGTAACGCTCACGACAAGGGCTACAAGCCTATGATTACCTCTCTGGAAATGAGTGGTGAGAAGGTTCGTGACCGTATTTTTACTATCAAGGGTAGCGGTCTGTTCAAGCAGTCCTCACTAACCCTGGGTGACGTGGGCACCGACGACTTCCGCACATTCAAGCAGCGTAACGCCGGTAAGAAGGGCTTCGTCGTTGTCACCAATGACGGTGTGTCTGAACTTACTCCAAACGTTATGCAGGCAAAGATTGACCAGCACAAGCCCGACCTGCTAGTATTTGACTACGCACAGTTGGCAACCGACAACGCGAACAGTTCCGATATGACAGCGCGTATGCGTAATATGTCAAAGGAATACAAGCGACTGGCCGTGAACAATAACATTCCAGTCATGCTTATTTCGTCTGCTACCGCTGACTCTTCGGCTTCGGCTTCTGAACCACCGACCGTAGAGCAGGTTGCCTGGTCAAAGCAGTTGGCGTTCGACGCTGACTTGGCTTTCGCTGTTCACAAGCACGACGACTCAAACATTGTCGAGATTGTGTGCAGGAAGAACCGTAACGGTCCTCTGTTTAGTGGCTTCCTTGATTGGGACATTGACCGAGGTATCATTTCGGAGAAGTTCGACCTATAAGGAAACTATGCACGACGAGATTAAGCGTTTCTCCCTCGATGGAGAAATCTCTGAGAGCAACCTAGTAGCAGCAAAGGAAAGGCTTGTCACCTTCCTAGAGAGCCAGATGAGGGATTCAGGTTGCGTCCCGGCTCTCGATTTAGAACCACAGTTCACACTAGACTATGACGCTGAGCGAGAAGTTCATAACTTCATTCTCAGCGTGTATGGAATTCATGTAGGAAGGGAGAGAGCGTGTCAGGCATCATCGTCTGCCGAACAGGCAATCGCAGGAATCATGGCTGGGAAGACAATTACGAGGTCTACACCGCCAGCCAGGTAGAGGCGGTATTGGAATACTGTGACGTTGAGGTTGTTTCTGACACCAACACACACTTCCTTGCCTACTGCCCATTCCACGGCAACACAGACTCACCGGCTTTTGCAGTAGACAAGAGCAAGGGTCTGTGGACATGCTTCAACCCATCCTGCATGAACTCCGGTACGTTGGAGGAACTGCTTCGCAGGCTAAAGGGTCTCAACCCCTTCCAGGCTGCGAGGGTAATCATTAAGAACAGACACTCTGACAAGACCCCGTTTGCGGATAGACTACGCGAGGCCATGACCAACCCTGAGGACTTTAAGCCGTTCCCTCAGGACGCTCTAGACCGTATGTACGCAGACTTCAAGGGGTCGGTAGGGGAAGAGTATATGAGGTCGAGAGGCTTCACAGACGAAACCCTAGACTATTTCCGTGTCGGATATTCGGCTAAGAAGAACATGGTCATCGTTCCGATGCATGACCCTAACGGTAATCCCATTGGGCTTATCGGCAGAACACCGTCTCACACAGACAAGGCATTCAAGAATTCCGTAAACCTTCCTAAATCTAGGACAGCATGGAATTTCCACCGCGCAAAGAAGTGTGGCGAGACGGTCATTATCTGTGAGGCATCCTACGATGCCATGCGTATCCACCAGGCGGGTTACCCGAATGTGGTAGCCCTGCTTGGTGGGCACGTCACGGAGTATCACATTCAACAACTGAATAGACACTTTTCGAAGATTATCATTATGACGGACTTCGACAAGAAGCAGTACCGCCCGAATTGCCGACAGTGTGACTATAAGACTTGCACGGGTCACAGGCCGGGTAGGGACTTGGGACGCTCCATTGCCCAAAGGATGCCAACCAAGAAAGTCATGTGGGCAGCGTACGATGACGACTGCGTTTTCCCACATGGCGCTAAGGATGCAAGCGATATGACAGACGATGAGATTCGTCAGTGTCTCCGCAATGCAGTCTCTAACCTCACGTATTCAATGTGGGATATTGAGGAAAAGTAGTTGCGTGCTGCACGCAACTAGTGTATAATTATAGGTACAGACACGCTGATGCGGTCAAATACATAAAGGAGATTTACAAAAACACATGGGTATTGTTAAGGGTCTAAAGAGCATCAACAAGCACGTTGAGGCGGAAGAGGCAAAGTTTAGCGGTAGCGGAGAGAACGCTACCAAGTGGTTCAAGTTGGCCGACAAGCAGGCCGTCAGGGTAGTATTCCTACAGGAACTTGACCCAGATTCCGAGAATTACTCGGAGAAGAACGACCTAGGTTTCCTAGCAGTCGAGCACGTTAATCCAAAGAACTGGCGTCGTAAGGCAGTTTGTACTGCCGATGAGGGCGCATGCTACGGTTGCGAGCAGCACCGTAAGGACTGGAAGGCCGGTTGGAAGCAGAAGACCCGTCTTTACATCAACGTCCTAGTCATTGACGGCACCAACGACCCGTACGTTGCAGTTCTGTCGCAGGGCAATGGTCCGAAGTCTGTCACCCCGACTCTTATTGAGTACGCTGGTGAGGATGGTACCATTACTGACAAGGAGTTCAAGATTAAGCGTAACGGTGCCGGTGCTACCGACACTTCCTACATGCTTATGCCGGGTAAGGCTCACGAGTACAACGTAGAGGACTTCAAGTTGTTCGACTTGGAGAAGGTTCTACGTCAGATTCCTTACGAGCAGCAGGAGGCACACTACCTAGATGGTCAGGAGGATGCAGAGGCAGGCGAGTCCGCAGCACGCGAGGTCGCTACCGCAGGTGCATCCACTTCCTCTGGTGTAGACGCCGAGTGGTGAGTGTAGTATAATTAGAGGGCAGGCAATCAAACGGTTGCCTGCCCTCAGTTATTATGGTTACACAAGCATACCGCGACTACATGAAATCCGTGCGCTGGAAGAAGAAGCGCGAACAAGTGTTTGCACACTACGGAAAGCGTTGCTATGCCTGTAGGACTGGCCTAGGGCCGTTCCACGTCCATCATCTTTCATATGCGAGGTTGGGGCGTGAATTAATTAGTGACCTCATGCCGCTGTGTGTGAAGTGCCACCGAGAAGTAACGAAAGTCTACAAGCGTAATCGCAGGCGCGGGTTACGTCGTACCACCATGGAATTTGTTGCCCAGAAGCGGGCGGTGAAGAGAAACTAAAGGCTCCGCTGAGCCTCACAATTAAGGAGTAACGTGCAGTACACAGAACTACACCTACACACAGACTACAGTCTGTTGGACGGATTGAATACGTCCGAAGAATACATGAAGCGTGCAGCCGAACTAGGCATGACGCACCTGGCTATGACCGACCACGGCGTACTGTCTGGTCACAGGGAATTCCAGAGGGCTGCTAAGGCAGCAGGCATTACTCCAATTCTAGGAGTCGAAGCCTACATTTCTCCCACCGACCGTTTCGACCGTCGTGCAGTTAAGAAGCGTGACGACAACACGTCAGCCTACAACCACATCGGCTTGCTGAGCATGAACGAGAACGGTCTAAAGAATCTTAACCGTTTGTCCGAGGTCGCTTGGACCGAGGGGTTCTACTCCAAGCCACGTATCGACATGGAGGTCTTGGAGGAACACAACGAGGACATTATCGCTTTGTCCGGCTGCTACGGTGGCCTGATTTCCAAGGCTATCCTTGATGGCTACTCTAGCCATGCTAGCCAGTTGGCCGCAGAGTTTAAGCGTATCTTCGGTGAGCGCTTCTTTATCGAAATCCAGGGGCACAACCCTCCGGAGTTGAACGCGGGGCTCATGGCTCTTGCTGAGCAGCACGGCATCAGGCCGGTAGTGACGAGTGACTGCCACTACGCTCGCAAGGAAGACCTGTGGCTAGAAGAGGCTATGCTTATTCTTTCCACTAACCCTAAGTCTGCCAAGGGCATTGACTTCGCTAAGTCGATGAAGATGGGTGACTTTATCGAGAGGTTCAACTACCTGTACCCTGACCGTACGATGACCTTTCAGGAGTACCAGATTTATTTGAGGTCGGCGGTAGAGCAGAAGGAAATGCTGGCCGCTCAGGGCATCGGTACAGAGCCAATCCAGAACAGTATGGCCGTAGCCAACATGATTGGCGACTACCCATACCACGAAGGACTGGACCTTCTTCCTAAGCCTAAGAACGGCAGCCCGGATGACTTGCTAGAGAAGAAGGCTTGGGCCGGTCTGCGTAGCCGTGGCTTCGACAAGGATAACGTTTACATCGAGCGTCTGCGTGAAGAGTTGGATATCATTAAGGCCAAGAACTTTTCGACGTACTTCTTGATTGAGGCTAACGCTATTGCGTGGTCCAAGAGCCAGGGTATTCTGGTGGGTCCGGGTCGTGGTTCCGGTGCAGGCTCGCTGCTGAACTACTGCTTGGGCATCACCAACGTTGACCCGATTGTACATAACTTGCTGTTCTTCCGATTCATCAACCCCGAGCGTAACGACTTCCCCGACATTGACACTGACGTTGAGGACCGTCGTCGTTCCGAGGTTAAGGATTACATGCGCAGGCAGTACAAGCACGTTGCGTCTATTGCCACGTTCGGTACCTTCCAGGGTAAGAACTCTGTGCGTGACGCAGCCCGTGTGTTCATGATTCCGCTGGGCGACGTGAACAAGGCTCTAAAGGGTGCGGACTGGCCGAGCAACATGGACTTCTTTGCTCAGTGGGAAGCCACCGACAAGGGCAAGGAATTTAAGAGCAAGTACCCAGAGGTAATTAATCTTGCGAAGTTCCTGTACGGTCGTCGTAGGACTCAGGGCATGCACGCTGGCGGTCTGGTTGTAGCCAACCAGCCAATCAGTAACTTTGCCCCGATGCAGACAGCCAAGGACAACTCTGACGAGGCCGGTAATAGAATTCCACTGGTCGCGGTAGATATGAACGAGGCAGCCGACATTGGCCTAATCAAGTATGACTTCCTAGGCTTGAAGGCTCTGACCATCATTTCAGATACGATTAAGATGGTGGCAGACCGTCACGGCAGAATGGTTGATTTGGACTCGCTACCGCTGGACGACAAGCGCGTGTACCGCACGCTGTCCGAGGGCTACACCAAGGGTGTGTTCCAGGCAGAGGCGGTGCCGTACACCAACCTATTGATTAAGATGAATGGTGTGCGTAACTTCGATGAGTTGGTTGCGTCGAACGCTCTGGTTCGTCCGGGTGCTATGAATTCCAGCGCAGGCCAGGACTTCCTTGACCGCAAGGACGGTCGTGCGGAATACGAATACTTGCACAAGGATATGCATTGGTACACGAAGGAAACCTACGGGACCATCATTTACCAAGAGCAGGTTATGTTGACCATGACCGAAATCGCCGGTATGAAGATGACGGATGCAGATAAGGTCCGTAAGATTATCGGTAAGAAGAAGGACGTAAGCGAGTTTGAGGCTTACAAGTCTATGTTCATCGAGGGTGCATCCAAGAAGATTACCGCTAAGCAGGCCGAGTCTCTGTGGCACGATTTTGAGGCACACGCCGGTTACTCGTTCAACAAGAGCCACGCTGTTGCGTACTCGATGCTGACGTACTGGACGGCATGGCTAAAGGAATACTACCCGCTAGAGTTCATGACTGCTGTTTTGAAGAATGAGGGTGACAAGGACTCGCGTCTGGATTACCTGATGGAAGCAAAGCGCATGGGTCTCAGGGTTCTGTTGCCGCACGTCAACGCGAGCGGTATCGACTTTGAGATTCAGTCTGATGAGAGAGGCGACTTTATCCGATTCGGTCTATCTGACATTAAGTACATCAGTGGTAAGATTGGTGGTCGTCTGCTGGACGCCAGGCCGTTCAAGTGCTACGCAGACTTGTACGAGTTGGTATTCACTAAGGGTAGTGGGCTGAGCAGCCGCACGCTGCAAGCGCTCAACGCTATTGGTGGTGCAGCCTTTGACGATAACCCAAGGACCGGTAATGAGAGGGACAACTTCTTTGAGTACCTGAACATTCCCGCGTTCCAGACCAAGGATATCTCTCCGAAGATGAAGGCTCAGTTTAGGCCACTGATTGACTTTGCTGAGGACGAAACATTTGTCAGCATGGGAATGGTCCGTGGAATTAAGACAGGGCCAGGATGGGCACGTGTGGAGATTGTGGACGAGTCCGGTAGTTGTGGTGTGTTCACATCAGAGCACCACGCCATCGAGTCCGGAAACATGTACGTGTTCCTGATTGCCAATAACCGAATCAGCCGCTACATCAGTGTGCAGGATTTGGCCGAGGACCAGGGTGGGACCTTCCAAGAGTTCTTGGAGGCAACCTCATTCCCCGACGTTCCGGAGGGCCTGCTGCGTGTGGTATCATTTAACAGTCGCACAACCAAGGCCGGTAAAAGAATGGCCGATGTGGTGTTCACTGATGAGCACAAGGAACTGACTTCCGCGCTGGTGTTCCCGATGCAGTTTATGAAGGCATACACCAAGTGCAGAGAGGGAGCAGTCGTAGACGTTCACCTAAAGGAAACCCAGGATGGGGCCTTGTTTGTGGACAACGTATTGTAAAGGATAATATGACAGAGAATGTGGAAGCCCTAGAGGCTACCGAGAAGAGGGCGCAGGCTGCCGAGGAAATGCTTGGCTTTGTCCTGCTAGCCGTAGGGGAGCCGGTAGTGGTTCCGAAGGAATTGATTAAGAACGGCATTCCGAAGGGAGCCACCATCGCAATCAATGAGATTGTGGACGAGGATGCATTTGTATTCTCAGTGGAGGTTGACCAGTGAACACCGAGGAACTACAGGCGGCGTTCGCGCCGAATGAGACACCGGGCTACCGCGCAAAGGTAGAGGGCGTCATTAAGCCTAATTCCTACAAGATGGTCAAGGAGTTTCACGAAACCTTTGGTCACCCGGTTGCAGACGAGCCTAACGCCGATGTGAACAGTGACCGTGAAGACTTGCGTCTAGACCTCATCGCTGAGGAATTCAACGAGTTGGAGACGGCGGTAGCCGCAAAGGATATTGTGGCTATTGCTGACGCTCTAGGCGACCTAGAGTACGTCATTAATGGCATGGCTCTAGAGTACGGCATTGATTTGCCTGCCGTCGTGAGGGAGATTCACCGCTCCAACATGACTAAGTTGGGCCCGGACGGAAAGCCGATTTATCGTGCTGACGGAAAGATTCTAAAGGGTGAAGGGTACGAGCCGCCCAATCTAGAAGCAGTTCTAGGGCTCTGACGCGGAGGGCCGGGGTCTAGACGACCCCGGCCTCTTCGTGCTATAATTAAAAGAAAACATGGAGTTGATTTGACCAGTATCGAAGACGTTCTTGCACGATTGGACAAGGACACACTAAAGCAGTTCCGTATGGGGAACGAAGTAACAAAGCAGTTTATCCCGACCGCATCAGTAGGTTTGAACCTATTGCTAGGCGGCGGTATCTCTAAGGGCCACCAGACTACCATCTGGGGCAACGAGTCAGCCGGTAAGTCTGCATTCTGTTTGGAAACCATTGGTAATAACCAGAAGGCAGGATTGACCGCAGGCTACATGGACGTAGAGAAGACCTTTGACCCGGAGTGGGCAGAGCGTCTAGGCGTCAACACAAGCGAACTATTGCTTGGACACAAGGCGAACATCGGAGACGCCACGGACCTTATCATTAAGTGGGTCCACGCAGGAGTAGACATTGTGGTCATCGACTCAACCTCCGCGATGATGCCGAAGTCCTTCTATGAGAAGGACGGAAGTATTAAGAACTTCGAAAACACCGGCCAGATTGGACAGCAGGCTCGTGAACTAGGAGCCATGTGTCGTATGATTCAGGGTGAGAACTTTGACCAGACGGCAATTGTCTTTATCTCTCAGGTTCGTATGGACCTTGGTGGATTCATCCCAGGCCAGAAGCCAAGCGGCGGTAAGGAAGTAGGACACGCTGACCACCTAAGAGTTAAGTTGACCTCTTCCACATCCGACAATAAGGCTCTAAAGGGAACTGTCCAGCGCGGAGACATGCTAGTCGAAGAGACCATTGGCCGCAAGGTCGCATGGCAGATTAGCAAGAACAAGATTAACGGTCGCTACGGTGTGGGTGAATATGACCTAATTACCCAGGGCGACAGCGTTGGTCTGAACGTCGGTGCTGAGTTGCGTGACTACGGTGTGCTGTATGGCATTATCGAGAAGGTCGGTAACTCACGATTCATCATCAACGGTGAGTCGATTCACGGTAAGGATAAGGCAGCGGCCTATATCCACAACACGCCAGAGATTGCTGAGTTCCTGGCTAGTGAGATTGAAACCAAGTTGACCGTCTCCACGGAGCCGGTAGAGGCTGAGGATAATGACTGACAACCCATTCGCAAATCTAGGCAATGATAAGCCCAAGACTCTTCCACAAAACTATGAAGAGGTCGGAGGGGCATTCACCTGCCAGTCAATCGGATGTTGGGATGTTGTTCACGAAGCGAAGTATTTTGATATGGAGCACCTGCTTACATGGAAGTGTAAGCAGGGCCATATTAACCACGTACAGGATATTGTTCTATGAGCGAAGCAGCAGAAATTAAAAGAGACGGAGCCAAGGCCCAACCCAATTCCGGCAGGGGCCAGCACGCCAAGGGAGACGCCGTTCTAGAGCCCTTCCTGATTGACTACAAGGAATACACCGAATCGTTCAGTGTCTCGCGCACCAATTGGGCGAAGTTGCAGTTGGACGCTTTCAAGTCCGGCAGGCGAGAGCCAGCATTCAAGTTGGTTCTCGGTGAAGAAGACAACCCGAATAAGTTGCGTCTTTGGGTAATCAGTGATGCAATGTTTCATGAAATGTTGGAGGTTTATAATAATGCCACAGAGGTTTAGGACGAGGCCGGTAGAGATTGAGGCTGTTCAGTTCAACGGAATCAACCACGAAGAGATTGCAGCGTGGATGAATGATTCCTATTTCATCATCAACCTTGGGCCAGAGCGTGCGGAGTGGCCCGGTCGTGTTTATGACAAGTTGCACGACACGTGGATTAACGTAGCCAAGGGTCAGTGGATTGTATGTGGCGCTAAGGGAGAGTTCTACCCGTGCGATGACGAGACCTTCCACTGGAAGTATGAAGAAGTAGAAAAGGAGGAAGCATAATGGCAATTGTTCAATACAAGTCTAAGACAGTTAAGTACAACGCGGTCCAGTTTGACGGTACCAACTTCGCTGAGATTCAGGCGTTTGTCGGTAACCGATGGATGGACCTAGAGCAGACATACAAGGTACCAAGGTTTGACGTTGGCTCTCGATGGCTAGGTCCGAACGTGGCTACTGCCGTACTGTACGTGTTCGGCGGTTACCAGCCGGTAAATGTTGGAGACTGGATTATGGACCAGAAGGGTCCAAACACAGACTTTCTTATTATCTCTAACACAGACCTACAGGCAAACTACGTGGTCGCTCCATGACCGATAAGATTGAGGACAACCCGCTATTCCAGACCGACGTGTTGGTCAGGGAATGGGCGAAGGAAGTCAAGGAATACATGGACGACGAGGATTTTGGCAAGACGCTGGACCTCGTTGTCAAGATTATCGCTAAGCCAAATGTGCCGCAGCAGCATGTTGCCATTCTCTGCACACAGTTGGAAGCCTATGCCATTAAGTTCCGCTTGATGTTCGTGGGGTACATGTCATATAAGAAAGGAACGACAGAGGCTAATATGAAGAAGAACCACTACAAGGAACTATATACTGGTGTTGATAGACTTGTGGATTCATTGAAGTATCTGGTAAAATAAATCTATGGCTAATTTAGTCTACAATAATGAGCAGTTCGCAATTGCCAAGGGTTTTGGCGTAGCAGAGTTCGGAGCACTCCTAGAGGGTGCTATGAAGCGTGAGACGAAGTTTACGAAGAAGGTTTCGTTTGCTCCGTCCTCACTAGGCTACTCTGGGTCATGCCCGAGGTACTGGTACTATGCGTTTAATGGCGCAGAGTTCTCCTACGATACCGACGCAACAGCAATGGCTAATATGGACAACGGCTCCGCAGCCGGGGTACGCCTAGCCAATTTGCTAGACAAGGCCGGTATCTTGGTAGATTCAGAAATCCCAGCAAAGCATTCAGACCCTCCAATCGGAGGGTATATTGATGCCATCGTTAGGTGGAAGGGTGAGGAAATCCCCGCTGAGATTAAGACTACCAAGACAGAGACCTGGCAGTACCGAGCCAACAACAACACGGTGCCGGGGTATCAGATGGTGCAGTTGCTTATTTATATGTACGTTATGCAGAAGGAACGTGGATTCTTCATCACCGAAGATAAGAATACACATCAGTTGTTCATCCTCCCGATTAGGATGACAGATGAGCGTAAGGCGTTCATCGAGAGCATCTTCGAATGGATGCGAACAGTTAAGAAGAATGCCGAAGAGGGCGAGTTGCCACAGCGACCGTTCACCAAGGCAAGTATGCAATGCAAGGGTTGTGCAGTAAGGGAAACCTGTTGGAAGGGCTGGAAGCGCGGTAGCGTGAACGGTGCTGACCCGAACCCTGGAACGACTTTCCTCCCGGCTTTGGAGATTCCTAAGTCTTTGTGACGACGGGAGGTGCCAATTTGATTACATGTGCAAGAAACGGTTGCTCGGTAGAGTTTGAGAAGAAGACTCATAACCAAAAGTATCACAACGACGAATGCTGTCGTCTAGCGACCAATGAAAGGATTATGGAAAAGTATTACGCCAAGCGCGACCAGCGTCAGGGTAAGGCTAGATTCTGTAAGTCCTGCAAGAACACCAAGTTGTCTCGTTACAACGATAGCCCGATTTGCTCAGCGTGCAAGATTCAGCGCGAAGAGAATGCGAATAAGTCGGTGGCTAACATGTTGTTGTCTGTTGCTTGGGCGTCCTAATTGCATGGTTGTACTTTAATGGTATAATTAAAGTATGGGAATTGGCAGTTTGACTAAAGTGAAGGCCAAGAGAGTTATCGGCATTGATGCCTCAACTAACTCCTTGGCTTTTGCTATTTTTGAGGGGGAGACCCCAATCCGTTGTGGCGAAGTTGTTTTTGATGGCTCCAACGTACCGGAGCGTCTGCTAGACGCCAAGAAGAAAACAAGGGCACTCGTGGAGGCCGGTATTTTGAAAGCCGACTACATCGTCATCGAGAGCGCTATCATGGTACGCAACGTACAGGTAGCCATTGACCTAGCCTACGTCTACGGTGCTATCCTAGGTGAGTTGATGGAGTTCAACCCTAAGGTAGAGAAGGTGGCTCCGATTAGTTGGCAGTCCGGTATCGGTAACCCTAACTTGAAGCCAGCCGAGAAAGCACAGATGCAAAAGGACTTCCCCGGCAAGTCGAAGTCATGGTATCTAAGTAAGGGTAGAGAAATGCGCAAGCAGCGTACCCTTGACATTGCACGTGAATTCTTTGTGATTCCGGGCGACTCTGACAACGTGGGTGACGCCGTGGGCATCGCACTTTTTGTTTCCAGACGCTTGACGCGCCGCTAGGTTGTTTGGTACGCTAGAACAATGTTGAGATTTGATGACCCCGAGGATTCGTTTGTAATCAACGACAGGGGCGTATGCTACTCTTCTGGTAGGTGGAGACTGCCCGAAGGCATGTGGGAGCCGTGGGACCTGACAGGCCAGACCGTTCTGTTGTGTGGCAAGGAAGTAGTGGTTACGGGCGTAGATGCATTCTGTATCAACCGTAGCCCTGACAATCCCTATCGACTCTCATTTGCGATTATGGTAGATTTCGAGACTGCAAGGAAACTGTCGTGATTATCGCCGGTACCGGACACAGACCTACAGATTGTGAGGCTGAGGAAATTGTACGAACAAAAGCAAGAGCCGCACTACAGTACAGCGGAGCGGACACTTTTATTTGTGGCATGGCCGCTGGGTTTGACCTGTGGGCTGGCGATGAGGCCAGGCTACTTGGCATTGAAGTATGGGCTGCGCGCCCGTGGGCTGGTCACAAAGCCCGCAAGGCTGATGTTGAGTTGTATCAACGAATCTATGATGCAGCCGCCAAGGTCATTAATGTTGACCCAGCGACAGAGTATCCCGGCGTCTGGGTATACCATAACCGAGACAAGTGGATGGTAGACCACGCCACGCACATCTTAGCATACCTACACCCTGACGCTAGAGCAGGCGGTACGTATGGGACAGTAAAATACGCGAAAGGAAAGAAGCCGATTAGGAATATCTATACGGCTGCCCCATTTTGATTAAACTTTACAAGTCTTACAAGTGGATGTACCGACAGTACATCGTCAAGCGTCTGAGCGAGGAAGAAATTGCCGAACTCGCTGACACGACGCAGGCCACAATCAACAGGTGGCTAAAGAAGCATGAACTAACAAGGAAAGTACAATGACTACACGCGAGGCGGTAGAGTTAAAGGGTAAGTTCAACGCCCGAGTGATTGACGAGACCGACGACACATGGACCGTCCGAGTCCTAGGAGCATTTGACTTGGTTGTCCATAAGGGCGATGGGTCTTTGTCTCCGCACCTAAAGAATGAAGGTTTTTGGGAGTCATGGATTACCACCTGGGTTTGCAACAGCCTAGAGCCTGGCATGACTTTCATTGACGTTGGCGCTAACTGTGGATACTACACCATGTTGGCCGAGTCCCTGGGTGCCAACGTGGTGACCTATGAGCCCAACCCAGAGTATGTTTTGATGCTTGAAGACACATGGGTAAAGAACAGCGCGAACTTTGTTATTCGCCCGCTCGCTCTGAGCGACAGGCCGGGTGAGGTAACGCTGAGCGTACCGGACACCCTACACGGTAGCGCTAGCATCGTCACTGACTTTGTAGGCTCACAGTGGGGCGGTACGAACTGGACCGTCGCGGCGGTACGTCTAGACGACGACCTAAAGAACCTGTCCGTTAACCCATACATTCTAAAGATTGACGCGGAGTCAGCCGAGGAAATGGTATGGCATGGTGCCAAGGGTCTGCTAGAGAGTGACCGCAAGGGTGTTGTCATGCTAGAGTGGACACCTAACTCCTACTCTGAGGGTTTCATGGATGAGTTGCTTGCCTGGGGCGATGTGACAATGATTAATCACAGCGGCCAGGAAGAGGCGGTACCGAGAAGATTTCTTGATTCTCTGTCCGACTGGATTATGCTAGTTATTAGGAAGCGTTAATGGTAGACGTAAGACTTAGGGGTGGGCCTCATGATGGTGAGGCTTGGGAAATGCCGGAAGCCTGGGCAACCACAGACATTTACCCCGTATCGACTAGCGCGGTGAATATGCCTGGTACGGGCTTTTACTACCGACACACTACAGACCCGGTATGGGATTGGGTTCCGTTCCAATACGGCAACTCAAATCTAGAGGCAAAACTAGAAGAACTTAGGAATAGATAGTTGGAAATCATTGGTCTAAGCGGGTATGCCCGCAGCGGTAAGGACGAGGCCGCAAAGGTTCTCGTAGAAGAGTTTGGTTTTACCCGAGTGGCATTTGCAGATAAGTTGCGAGACTTCCTGTTTGCACTCAATCCCCTTGTGGTTGAGGATAGTAGCGTCGGATTCGGGGATGTTCGCCCGCTACAAGATGTTATTGTAAAGTTCGGCTGGGACGGATACAAGGCAACTCCGTGGGGCCAGGAAATTAGGCGTCTCTTGCAGCGTCTAGGCACCGAGGCCGGTAGAGAAACAATGTGGGACAGCATTTGGATTGATGCCGCCTTGACAGGATACAATGACGACGCTAAGATTGTTGTCACTGACGCAAGGTTCCCTAATGAGGCTGAGGCTATTGTGGACCGTGGTGGAGAACTTTGGCGAGTGCAGCGTACCGGTGTGGGTCCAGCAAACAGTCACCCCTCAGAGACTAGCCTAGACAACTTCGCTGGATTCTCGGCGGTACTATACAATAACGGCACTCTAGATGAGTACCGTTCTAAAATTAGGAGTGCATATGCGAGTAGGCTATGACCTAGACGGAGTTGGCTACATTTTCGGCCAGTCCTGTAGAATGTATCTCGGCACCGTGGGCGTTGACGTGCCGGTCATGACGGACGACAAGTGCATTGATTGGGACTTCTACAAAGCCTGGGGTATGACTCGTGAAGAGTTTAACCGTCACGTGGATGCAGGCGTGGACGCCGGTATTATTTTCGGTGACCATGAGGGTTTGACCAGAGAGAATTTCTTTGCGGCTGTAGAGTTCACTAAGAGTCTGGGTCACGAGAACATCATCGTCACGCACCGTCACCAGGGTTCGCCCGGTATGGCAGAGCGTAACACGTTCCTGTGGCTAGGCCCGGTACTAAAGTACATTGACGAGGTTCACTTTGCAGAGGACAAGACTAGTGTCCCCACAGACACCTTCGTTGAGGATAACCTAAAGAACTACGATATGCTCGTAGCCGCTGGCACCAAGGCATTCCTGATTAACAGGCCGTGGAATCTTGTGCCCGGTGGGGATGCTCGCAACCGAATCAATGACGTGAGCGACTATGCACAGGCCATTGAGGATATCACCTACCAGGGCTTCGCTGACCTGACCCTGGCGTGATTTTACAATTCGTGTTACAATAGGTGTATGCCTAATTATGATTACGAATGTGACACCCCGACCTGTGAGATTGCCGGTGACCGGTTCACGCTAAACGTTCCGATTGACGACAGAGACTTGCAGTTCTGCGCAAGGTGCGGTTCGAAGTTCACCAGAAAGATTACGTTTGAAGGCTCTGTATGGGCACCCACAGCAGGTGGCATGCGTTGAGCGAAGTAGCATTGTACGATGAGAGCGACCCTATCCAGGAAATGATGGATAGGGTCGCTACTCGTCTTATGCAGGGAAAGACAGAATTAGCGATTGCTAGAGACCTTGGCATTAAGCGTGTTGAGGTTATCAAGTACCGCGACTTGTGGAAAGAAAGCCTAGCCCGCGACAACGAGGCTAGAGACTCTGCGCGTGACCACCTGAACATTATGGTCAAGCATTACGACGGTCTAATTGAGAGGTCGTACAAGGTCTATCAGAACCTTGATGATATGGCTTTCGATGAGAAGGTCGCAGCGCAGATGAACACCACCCTAAAGAATATCTCCGAGTACGAAGGTAAGCGTGTAGATGCTCTGCAAAAGGCCGGTCTACTAGACGGCGCAGATATGGGTGACGAAATGGCTGCCATGGAAGAGAAGCAGGCCATTCTTATTGACATTCTACGTAACGACCTGTGCCACGTCTGCCGTCCAGAGGTTATGCGTAAGTTGAAGCGCGTCACTGGACAGGTAGAGGAAATCAAGCAGGACGATATTGTTGACGGAGAAGTCGTAGACGATGAGTGACTTTTTCAACGACGTATACAACGCACTAAGCGGTGAGGATTTTGAGGAACAGCCGGTAGAGATTGAAGAATTTGTTACCAGCGAAGAGTTCCTTAATCTCCCACCGCTTTCTGAGTATCAGTACCAGATGATTAGGGCCGGTAGTCAGATTTATAAGTATGAGACTCTACTCTCATTGTATGGAGAAGAGAAGGCAGACAAGCGTTGGCGTCAGACCTGCAACGAGGTCATCCTACAATTGGGTAAGGGGTCCGGTAAGGACTATACCTCCACCATCGCCTGCTGCTACATCGTGTACTTGCTGCTATGTCTAAAGGACCCAGCCAAGTATTACGGAAAGCCAGCGGGAGACGCAATTGATATCGTTAACGTCGCTATTAACGCCGAGCAGGCAAAGAACGTTTTCTTTAAGGGCTTCAAGAATAAGATTAAGTCATGCCCGTGGTTCCAGGGTAAGTTTTACGAAAAAAACAACTCGATTGAGTTCGACAAGGCAGTTACCGTTTACTCCGGTCACTCCGAGCGCGAGTCTTTCGAGGGTCTTAATCTACTTGTCGCTATCCTTGACGAGATTTCCGGTTTCGCCCTAGAGTCTACCTCAGGTAATGAGCAGGCGAAGACCGCAGACGCAGTATACAAGATGTACCGCGCATCCGTGGACTCCCGATTTGCAGACTTCGGTAAGGTTCTGCTACTATCCTTCCCACGTTTTAAGGATGACTATATCCAGCAGCGCTACAACGCGGCGGTAGCGGAGAAGGAAGTCATTAAGCGTACCCACACATTCAAGATTGACCCCGACCTGCCAGATGGCTATGAGGGCAATGAGTTTACGATTGAGTGGGAAGAGGACCATATTGTTCGTTACGCATATCCTCGTCTGTTCGCTCTAAGGCGTCCTACCTGGGAGGTCAATCCCACCGTATCTATTGACTCCCCCGCAATGATTCGTGCGTTCCACTCTGACATGGGTGACGCGCTGGGTCGTTTCGCCTGCATGCCGTCCAACCTGTCCGATGGATTCTTCAAGAACAAGGCTGCCATTGACTCGTCATTCGTCACTCAGAACGGCGTTGATGAGCACGGTCTGTTCCTAGAAAAATTCCAGCCAAAGGACGACACCAAGTATTTCTTGCACGTTGACCTGGCGCAGAAGCACGACCACTGTGCGGTAGCCATGGGCCACGTCGAGAAGTGGATTAAGGTTAAGATTGGTGGAGCAGACCTAGAGGAACTTCACCCGGTTGTGAAGATTGACGCGGTACGTTGGTGGACACCTACCAAGGAGAAGTCAGTGGACTTTAAGGATGTAAGAGATTACATCATTGCTCTTAGGAGACGTGGGTTCAACATCAAGTTGTGTACCTTCGACCGATGGAACTCTCACGACACCATGAACATTTTGACAAACGAGCACGGTATCCCTACAGATACACTCTCTGTTGCCAAGAAGCACTACGACGACTTCCTGTCCACCATGTATGATGGGCGTCTGGTCGGACCTAAGATTGAGTTGCTGATTGAAGAGTTAGGCCAGTTGAAACTAATCAAGGACAAGGTTGACCACCCTCGCAAGGGAAGCAAGGACTTGTCAGACGCGGTTTGTGGTGCTATCTTTAACGCCGTCTCCCTGACAAGGAAGCCGGTAGACCAAGAAGTAGAGATTATTAACTACCGTGACATTCTAGTGCGTCAGGAGCAGGAGCGCAAGCAGAAGGAAGCCAACGAGGGATTCGATGGTGTGATTAGGGCTCCAAAGAGACAGATTCCAGACGACCTGGCACAGTTCCTAAGCAACGCAAGATTGTTGTAGGCCGGTACTTGACAGCCTCCGCTATCTGCATGTAAAATGTTTTTAGAGAAGAAACATACTACAGAAAGGAGAACATACTATGGAAACTAAGTCTTTCGAAGAGACTTACACAAAGATTCCACGTGCTGATTTAATTAGAGACCTAGTTAAGCGCGATGGAACCAAGTGTATGTATCCTGACTGTGGCAACGAACTAGACTTTTCCATCGACAGCGGTCCGCGTGAGGTCACCATTGACCACCACTACCCACAGTGGTACGGACGTGAGCAGGGTTGGACCAGAGATGAAATCTGGGCTCTTGACAACCTTCGTCTAATGGAGAAGAAGTGTAACGCTAAGAAGGGTGACCTTATCCCAAATGAGGACGGTACCCTTCCGGCTAAGCCAGCAAGCACTTTCATGTTCAGACGGCAGAAGCGTGCAACTCGTCCTGAGTTGTGTTACGTTTGTGACAACGGACGTAAGTTGGGTCCGTCTGAGGTTTGTGCCTCATGTTCAAGTGGGCCACAGCCTGAGCGCTACCCGCGTTGGGCTAAGATGCCTTCACCTGAATGTGACCACGAATTGTTCTGGTGCTGGGCATGTTCAATTGGTATCACCCCGCGTGTGCCAAGCGTGGACATTGCTGTCCGGCAGGCCGAGTCGGGCGAGTGGGATTGAGAGTAGGGCGGTAGAGATACCGCCCTACTTCTACTTTTAGGAGAGTAATGTACACACCACAACGTGACGGTCGTTTCGAATATGTCTTTGAGGCGCTGGCACACATTGAGGAAAGGTTCTGTAGCAAGGGCTGTCGCAAGGCCGTCGCCGCTACAGATGAGTTT